TAAAGTATTTGCGTGACAAAGCGGAGCAGGAAGCAGTCAATCGGTTTACCACAGCGGAAATTACAATTGAGCAGACGAACCACAATACTGTTTCGGGCGGTATGGATCTGGATGGTGTTATCGCTGGGCTAACTGATGCGGCAGCAGAGGCGGCGGAAATAATAACAGAAGGAGTGTATTAGTTATGATGCAGAGCGGGTATGATTTTTATTTGAATAAATGTCTTTTGCCTGTTGCACCTTCCAAGTTGCAGATTAGCATTAAGAATGAAAATAAAACTATTAAGCTGATTAACGAGGGGGATGTAAATCTTCTTAAGGCAGCAGGCTTAACAGATATTGAGTTTGAATGCCTGATCCCACAGGTGCAATATCCTTTCGCTGTTTATCCGTCTGGTTTCCAAGGCGCAGAATATTTTCTGAATTATTTTGAAAAGTTGAAAACGGGAATGAAACCGTTTCAATTTATTGTTACAAGGCGGATGCCGGATGGCACCGCCTTGTTTGGGACAAATATTAAGGTATCCATGGAAGACTACCGGATTACAGAAGATGCAGGAGAAGGTTTTGATCTGACGGTTAAAGTTAAATTAAAGCAGTATCGAGAATATGGAACTAAAAGTGTTTCTGTAAAGGGAGCAGTGACCAGCACAACGGGAAGCAGTGTTAATACCTATACAGTTAGCGAAGTACAAAGCAGATCACAGGAAAGCGCACCTGCAACAAATAAGGTGAGAAGTTATATTGTCCGTCCAAATGATACACTTTTTGGAATTGCCAAGGAGATGTATGGAGATGGAGAAAAGTATATTAATATTTACTATACAAATAAGGATATCATAAAGGGTGGTCCGTACGACATTAAGCCGGGGCAGGTTCTGCGTATCCCAGCTTTATAGGGAGGAATTATGAGTGCTGAGCTTTATATTATGGGGGAAAGCGGTAAAGAACTTTATTTGCCGGCAGTGGAGGATGGAATTGAATGGACAACAGAAAGATGGGGTGTTCCCGGAAAATTGACTTTTAAAGTCCTGGCTGATGATGCACTTAAATTTTCGGAGGGCTGTGCCGTACAGTTTAGGGTTAATGGTGTGAAGGTTTTCTTTGGATTTGTTTTTACCAGAAAGAAGGACAAGGAAAACAGGATATCTGTTACCGCTTATGATCAGCTCAGGTATTTGAAGAATAAGGATACTTATGTGTACGAAAATAAAACAGCTTCTCAGGTTATTCAAATGATAGTGGCGGATTTTGCATTAAATGCAGGCGAGATTGAGGATACAGGTTATGTGATTGCACAGAGGACAGAGGATAACCATTCTTTGTTTGATATTGTCCAGACGGCGCTAGATCTTACATTAGTAAATACTGGAAAAATGTATGTTATGTATGATGATTTTGGAAAGGTAACGCTTAAGAATGTGGCTAATATGTATGTGCGAAATAGTAATGGAACTTATCTAATGGTTGATGAGACTACAGGGGAGAATTTTGAATATACTTCTTCCATTGACAGCAACACTTATAACAAGATCAAATTGGTTTATAATGACGAAGAAGCCGGAAAAAGAGAGTATTATGTTGCCCAGGATAGCGCCAATATGAATAAATGGGGGATTTTACAGTATTACGATACGCTTTCAGAAGGTGAAAATGGGGAAGCTAAGGCAAATGCGCTTTTATCCTTGTATAATAAAAAGACCAGGAACTTAAGAATTGTGAATGCTTTTGGAGATATAAGGGTAAGGGGTGGAAGTATGTTGGTTGTTAATCTTAATCTGGGAGATATCAAAGTGAAAAATTTTATGCTTGTTGAGAAAGTAAAGCATACATTCCGCAAAGGAGAACACTTTATGGATCTGACTTTGAGAGGAGGGGAATTTATTGTCTGATGCTACGGAATTAATGAGGATAATAAAGAAATGTGCCTTGCAAGCAATGTTGGCATCTGATCCTATGAATGTTTTATTTGGAGAGGTAATAGGAGTAAAACCATTGCAGATTGATGTAGAACAGAAAATGAAGCTTGGTGAGATGCAGCTTGTTTTATTAAGAAATGTCACAGACTATGAGACAGAGGTATCGATTGATACTCAAACGGAAGAGGCGTTGAAGACACATAGCCATAATTTATTACTGGAAATGGAACAAGCAGGCGAACCGTTGCATATGCATGAGATAACTTATCATGTGGATCCTGCAGATATTAGTCATTTTCATAAAATAAAGAAGCGGATGAAGATCACTGTACATAATGGGTTGGCTGTCGGTGATAGGGTAATCTTGCTTCGAAGTCAGGGCGGGCAAAAATTTTTGGTGGTGGACAGGATAGGATGATACCAGAAAATGCTTACATCATGGAACAGGATTTTACTGTGGAAGAACAGCCAACCTATACTTATGAAATGACTCCTGAAACGGGGCGGATCCGTGGCTATGTAGATGGCATTGAAGCAATGAAGCAGGCGGTGTATAAGATATTATCTACGGAGCGATATCGTTACATAATTTATTCATGGGATTATGGAATTGAACTGGAAGATTTATTTGGCCAGCCGGTATCTTATGTGTGCCCGGAACTGGAACGCCGGATCAGGGAAGCGTTGCTTTGGGACAGCCGGATAGAAAGCGTGAGTGATTTTAGATTTGATACATCAAAAAGAGGAACTATTCATGCACATTTTAATGTGAATACGGCTTTGGGTAATTTTGAAGCAGATAAGGAGGTGAATATCTGATGTTTGAGGATATAACGTATGAAGAACTCTTAAACAGAATGCTGGACAGGATACCAAGTAAATTCGATAAAAGAGAAGGTTCTGTGATCTGGGATACCCATTCTCCTACAGCAATTGAGCTTAAGAATTTATATATTGCATTGGACTCTGTGTTGCAGGAGGCTTATGGAGATACAGCAACAAGGGAATTTTTAATCCTTCGGTGTAAGGAAAGGGGGATTGTTCCTTATGGAGCTACACATGCCATTTTAAAGGGAGAATTTATACCCGAAGACATAAATGTTGAAGGGAAGCGTTTTAATATTGGCCAGATTAATTATCTTGTAACAGAAAAGATATCTGATGGGGTGTACAAGGTACAATGTGAAACAGAAGGTGAAGAGGGAAATCGGTATCTGGGAACCATGACGCCTATTGAATATGTAAGCGGTCTTGTGTCTGCAGAGCTTACAGAGGTATTAATTCCGGGAGAAGATAAAGAAGGAACGGAAGAATTAAGGAATCGGTATTTTGCTTCTTTTGAGGAAAGCGCTTTTGGAGGAAATGTAAAAGATTATCTGCAAAAAACAAATGCCATTGCCGGTGTAGGGTGTACCAAGGTTACAAGGGTATGGAATGGTGGGCTGCGTCCGGCAGATATGATCCCGTCCGAAGAGGTAGATAATTGGTATGAAGAGATATTTGCGTCGTTGCCGGATGTGGTAGGAAAATGGTTACAGACAGTTTATAAGGCCGCTAAGGAAAAGAAACTTACCACAGGCGGGACGGTTTTGATTACTATTTTAAATTCGGAATTTGGCTTGGCCAGTGATGAACTTGTAGAGACAGTACAGGAAATTATTGATCCTGAGGAATGTGCAGGTGAAGGATATGGAACGGCGCCTATTGGGCACGTGGTAAATGTAAAGAGCGCAGAAGGAGTTTTAATTACTGTGCGGACAAGAATAACTTTTGAAAGCGGTTATAATTGGACAAAGCTTCGGGATCAAATAGAAAAAGCGGTAAGCAGATATTTCATGGAATTAAGGCATGAATGGGCGGAAACGAATACGCTGGTTGTAAGGGTAAGCCAGGTTGAAACAAGAATGCTTGGGATCAAAGGAGTTGTTGATGTAGAAGGTACGACACTGAATGGAGTTGAAGAAAACTGTATTCTGGGTCCTTATGAGGTGCCTGTCTTTGGAGGGGTGTCTGAATGAACAGAGAAGTAGATTTGTTGTCATATCTCCCTCCATTTTTACAGGAGTTTAAAGAAAACAGGGAGACATTGGAGGCAGAAAATCCCGAATTTGTGCTTGTATGGCGTGGCGTTGACAGGGTATTAAAAAATGAATTTATAGAAACTGCTGACGAATATGGCATAGCCAGATTTGAAAGTATTTTAAAAATAACATCTTCTGCAAATGAGACCTTGGAGTTTCGCAGGCAGAGGGTGTTTTTTAGATGGTTTAATAAAACGCCATATACGTTTCGGGTGTTTGTAGAAAGACTTGCTGCTATATGTGGTGAAAACAGTTTTGCAGTTATTAAGGATTTTAAGGAAAAGTACAGAATTGATATTACTGTTGATCTGGAAGTGCCTGGGTTAGTGGATGAAGTAGACCGGCTGATCAGGGAAATGATGCCCTGTAATATGGTTGTGGTATCGATTAATCAAATGCCTTGTAAATCGGAAGGAGATTTGTTTGCAGCAGGAACTGTCTGTTTTGTGGAGCATATTGAGATTGTGGATGGTGGAATAAAAACTGATGTAGTGCCATATGAGATTGCTGGAATTGGATGTATGACCGGAGCGGTCAGTCATATGGAGCATATAGAAATAACTGATAAATTAGCATAACAGGAGGAAAGAGGAAATGGCGGTTTTTTCAAAATTGGTTACTACGGAAAAAGGGCTGGCTCTGATTGCAAAGATGCTTTCTGATGAAAGTAAGATTGTATTTACGAAGGTGTGTACTTCGGATATGGAATATGCACTGGAAGATCTGGAGCAGCTAGAGGTGCTTGCGGGGATTAAGCAGGAGGGAAGTATTTCCAAGGTATCCCGTACAAGTGGGGCGGCTGTAAAGGTAGAAACGGTGTTTACGAACACAGAGCTGACAGAGGGATATTATATGCGAACAGTTGCGCTGTATGCGCAGGATAGTGAGGGCAGCGAAATCCTGTATGCAGCGGCAATAGAAACATCAGGAAATTGTTATATGCCGGCGTTTGGTGGAGTAACGGTATCGGGAGCATATATTCAGCTTGTGACGACGGTAAGTAATGCAGAAAATGTAACGGTTGAGGTAGACAATTCGGTATTTGCAACAATTGGCAATATTATGGATCTTCAGCAGCAGATTGACACAGTGGCGGAATTAAACAGTAATATGGCAGCAGCGATCAATACCAATGCGGCAAAGTTGGAACTTTTGGAGAGAATTGGGAGCAGGGTAGTTACGCAGGAAATAAAGGAAAACATACAGTGCACACATTCTAATGTTTTTCAGGTTTGCCAGTTTAGCAGGAATGAATTAGGAGCTACGGATGATAAGAGGTATTATTTATATGTTTTAAGAGGGAATTTTACAATAGTAAATTTGACAGATGCTTATACAGAAATATATGAAGGTACTGTATATGTCAATATGGCAATTGGGACTGGAGTAGGAGGAAACTGGGGGATGTGATTGCCGATTGCCAGAGGTCAAAAGGGCTTTTATGTAACAGCACCGGTTTCTATTGTTGGAGTAGGAGGGATACCGTCATTATCTGATGGATTAAAAGTTTCTATACAGCCATTTCTATACAAGCAAAATGAAAGTAGGACATCAGTGGATGTTGAGGAATCCTTTGGCTTAGCAACACAGGATATGTATATGGAAGTATATACCTTAGGAGGTATTTTGAGTACAATAGGAGGTTCAGGGACAGTAGAAGACGGAGGATCGGGCGGAACCAGTAATTATAATCTGCTTTCTAATAAGCCCTCGATCAATAATGTTGAGTTGAAGGGAAATTTGACATCAGATCAATTGGGGCTGCAAGGTGGCTCTGGAGAGAGTACGGAAATGATCTATGAAGAAACACTGGCCGCACTGAATGGAGAGGAGGAGACAGTAAATGAGTAGTCCAAATTTAAAAGCAATAAGGGATTGGTGTGTTGAAAAGTTCCAAGCGAAAGGCAATTATTTAACAAGTGTACCGGAAGAATATGTGACAGCAGCGGAGTTGGAAGAAAAAGTGTCTACAACCGGACATGCTCATGATGACAGATATTATACTGAAAATGAAATAGATACCAAGTTTAGTGATGTTAATATAGCGTTGGGAAATAAATCGCCAACTGGCCATACTCATGGGGCTATGAGTACAATCACGTATGCTACCGAAGAACCTACTAGTTTAGCAGTTGGAGAAATTGTTATGGTATATGAGGAGTAATTAAATATTTATCATATTTAAATTTTCAGGAGAATAGAAAATGTCAATTCATGTAAATGTAAATGGAACGAAAAAAATAACAAATATTTTTGCAAATATAAACGGAACAAAAAAAGAAATTCAATCCGTTTGGGTTAATAAAAATGGTGTGCCGACAAAAGTATTTGGCAATAAACCTATTTCATTAAAAATGTTTATAGTTACAGAAGTTGGAGGTAGTGGCAAGTATAGCAGATATAGTGAAGATGGTGGCATAAATTGGATAAGTAATTCTATAGGGTCAAATAATGCCATTACATATGGCAACGGAAAATTTATGCTCGGCTTAACTGGAAATACTCAGCTTACTGATTTTAATATGTCTATCACTGTATCTGCAGTAAATTCGAGCGCAATTCATTATGAAATGGCTTATGGTAACGGGTGCTTTGTAACTGTAACAGATAAAGGCATATGGTACTATGACGGCCCTGATGAATATGGTATTCACAAATGGACTGAGTACTATAAATCGCCTACAACTTGTGTAGATGTTTGCTACGGCAACGGAAAGTTTGTATGTGTCGGCAGTGATGGGATATATACAATAAACACAAAAGTTCAATCTGGCAATTTTACATGTGTTTGTTATGGTAACGGAAGGTTTGTGGCTTCTGGTAGCGCAGGAACTTATTATAGCGACGACGGAACGACATGGACGAAAATAAGTACTTTTCATAATTTTGTTGATATTACTTACGGTAACGGCAAATTTTTTGCTGTCAAAGATACTAAAGGTGTTTTTTATAGTAGCGACGGCATATCATGGTCAAGCGTTATTCTTGACTATGCAGTAAAAGCAATAGCTTACGGAGACGGAAATGTTGTAGCCGTTGGCTCATATGGTAAAGGATTCCATAGTGCGGACGGCATTACATGGGAAAATGTTTCTGAAAATGGATTAGGGAACACTTCGTCATATACATGGGGAAGTCTTGCATATTCTGCAGACGGCGGATATGGAGACGCAGTATGATAGAAGAGAAGTATGTAGATGACGGCGCACTGGCTGATGTGACCCTTATAAAGACGCTTACAGCAAAGGAAGCGCTCGCACAAGCAAAGACATACACAAATGAGCAGGTTGCGGCGCTAGAAGCCCGTATTGCGGCATTAGAAGGAACAATATAAGTAGTAAGTAATTAAGCCAGATGTAGAGATATATCTGGCTTTTGTATTGCAGAAAAATATGAAGGGAGGTAAAACAATGCCGGATAACAACTTTGAACGGGAGGTTTTAGACCGCCTGATAAAAATCGAAGCCAAGATCGAAAGCTGGGACAGCAGCAAGAAGCAGATCTACGATAACCAAAATGAGATTATACAGCTTAAAGAGCAGACAAAACAGCAGCAGAAGGATATCGACGAACTTCGAGACCGTAACAAGTGGCTTGGACGAACCAGCACCGGTGCTGTTATTTCTGCTGTAATATCTGCGGCGGTGGCGGCTGTTATGGCAATGCTGCAGATGGGAGGATAAACGTGAGGCGCCTGATTTTTAGAAGAGGCTTTTCGGATAAGCTTTATTATTACAATTTCCGTATGGTATGGATATTTGTATGGCTTTGTTTCGCCTTAAATGTATTAAGTGGATATTTAGGTGTGAGTGATCTGGCAATTGTAAATGTAGGCGTTCCGGTAGCTTTTGGAGAGCTGGGACTACATACAGGTTTTATTATCTGGAAAGCCAAAGCGGAAAACTGTAGGAAAAACAAGGATTATTCAAAATTAGCAGAATTGGAGGAAATAGAAGTATGAAAATTGTGAATTGGTTGGTAGAAAATTGGTTTTTGGTAATTGCGTTGGCAGCAGGCTTAGGAATGGTGATCTATGCGGTATATCGATTTGCCGGGCTGCCCACGGAAAAACAGGTGTCCAAGATTAAGGAATGGTTAATTTGGGCGTGTATCGAAGCGGAAAAGGAACTGCAGAGCGGAACCGGACAGTTAAAACTGCGCCAGGTCTACGATATGTTCTGTGCCGTGCCGGCGTTTTCCAGTGCGGCAAAAATAATTTCCTTTGAAACGTTTTCGGAATGGGTTAAGGAAGCGCTTAAAACAGCCAAGGAAATGTTATCAAAGAATACAAAACTTGCAGTGTATGTGTATGGGGAAAAGGCGTATGAGGAAATTGAAAAGCTTAAGAAGCAGCTTGAGGAAAGCTATAGTAATTAGCATATTGGTGGGATTTATAATAGTATTTCTTTTGTCACCCGTGGTTTTAGCATTTTACATAGCCACGGGTGATGATGCGATTATAGAATATCTGGATGAAGAACCGGAGGAAAGTATAAGAGGTGGCTTTTAATGGCGACAGCAACGCAGCAGAAAGATTTTATAAGTAAGATAGCGCCGATAGCACAGAAGGCATACAAGCAGTTTGGAAAGCCCCTTCCTTCTGTCTGCATTGCAATGGCGGCGGTAGAATGTAAATGGGGTCTGGCAGGAAGTTGTAAATATAACAGTTATCTGGGACATAAGGTAGGAACCGGAAAGACAGCTACTAAGTATTGGGGCGGGGATTATTTTAATTCCAAGACGCAGGAGGTAGTAAACCAGGCAACCGGACAGCTTGTTACGATAAAGGATAATTTTCGTGCTTATTCGAACGTGGAACAGTGTATTTTTAATTTCTATGAGCTACTAAACACTTCCTTATATAAAAGAGTGTTATCCGGCAGCAATTGTGAAGAGCAAATGAAGCAGATAAAAGCGTGCGGCTACATGACTTCCGTAACGGAGGTAAATACCTGTCTTTCTATTATTAAGCAGCATAATTTAACCCAATATGACGGAGAAATGGCTGCGGGGCGGGTGGAAGCACCTTATGTTGTGGGGCGGAACTACACCCTGCAAAGTAATATGTATATTAGGGAGAGTCCAGGAGGAAAGAAGAAACCGTTTTTAAAGCTTACGACAAATGCTAAGAGCCATGCGAAGCAGGACACAGCGGGGGTCGGGATACTTTTAAAAGGAACGGTAGTTACCTGTAAAGGGTTGGAAGCAAAGGATGGAGCGGTATGGATGCAGATAACTTCCGGTTTAGTCTGTGCGGTTAGCTCAATCGGAAATAAATACATAATGTAAATATGAATCCCCAGAGACTGGTGCTAAGAGGTATCAGATCCCTGGGGATTTTTTGTTTTTATGTTTGATAAAAATTACAAATATTACCAGATATTTCCGGTGAAATGAATTATAGTTTGTGAGTATAGTAAAAGCATACTATACTTATAACTTAAATGCGAGTATGTATAACCCCACTCATAGGTCATCAGAAGCACGCTGTCGGCGGCAGCTCCAAGCAGCCCGTAGTCTTTTCCCTCATAGAGAAGGCCGGCCTGGTCATCGGAGGTTTTAGGCGCCAGCGCCACGGAAACAGGATAACCGTAAGGGGCCAGGTAATTTCTTGTTTCCGCTACGAAGTCTGCAAAAGGGATTCGGTCTGCGGGAAGAATATATTCAAAATCTATATCCACGCCCAGAAAGCCCTTTTCCTGAACGGTTTCCAGCAGGTTGGCAAGAAGGCTTTGCCGCACGGCTTCGTTATTTACCAGGGTGGTAATCAGAAAATTATTGAATTGCCCGTCAGGGCCAAAGGGAGTGAGGGTCAAAACGGGCGAGACACCTGCATTGTGGGCGGCAAGAATCATGAAGCTGTCGTCAAGGGCAGGCGGAATCAGTTCCCCTTCCGTGGTAAATCCATAGGAAAAGACGGATAAGGTGGTGAGATAGGGAAGGGTCTCGTTAAGCACGGTTTCTTC